TCTATCAAAGAAACTAGTGATACCTGATGGGCCACTCGTCTTGCCGGAGACATATCCACCCGCTGGCAATGCTGCTCCTTGCATAGAGCATTTATATCCTGCGGAGTTCCCTTCGTTCATAAGTGTGAACGTAGCCGTGGCGTACGCGCTTGTAGGAAACGCAACATCTAAACCGTACGAAATGCCCTGCACATATCCGCCATCGGTCGGAGCGTTGTACCCCGTGTTACTGTCGCCCACGATTGCAATGTCTAGCCCTTTGGTGGCTGTCTCTCGTATAAAGTTAAATGCGCGAGAACTCCCGTACAAACCAACCGGAAGACCGGAAAGCAGCGCCTTACGCATCATTGAGGTGTACATCAGATGGTCTCCGCTGAAGTTCGAAAGCCGATAGTCGCAATGTGCAAGTCATCGGTAGTAGCGTGGTTGAGGTAAAGCACAATCGTCCCCCATGAGTTAGATGCGTACGCGGCCGTCTGCGCCATCGATAGCGTCCAAATAAACGTCCCCGACGCGGCAACCACTACGGCGTACGTCCCAGTGTTCAGCGTGTTCGTCGATCCGATCTGCACGTTGCCCTTGACCGTGTAGCCGGTCAGGTTCTGCGCGGTGGTTGTGCCTTCCACCTGGACTGTGCCGGCAAGTGACCATTCCTCGCCAGGGACGATGACTACGGACGGATACGAAAGCGCTAGGTCTAGGTTTGGCATTAGGTGCACCGGATAGGGTTGGGTCGATCAAAGAATGGGTACGCCTTGCCGAATGAGTCGTAGACCACATACACCAGGACCTTCGCCTCGAGGCCGTTGGTCTGCCAGGTGCTGCCGGCAAAGTGACTGCCCACGGGCCCGATGGTCGCCGGCGGACTGCTCAGGCTCATTCCGTCCACCTCTGTGGCGGTGTTGTATTCCTCGCGGATGTTGCGGCAGTTCGTGTAGCTGAACCGCGAATCCGTGGCGCTAAGGGTGATGCCAGTGCCGAGCACGCCGGCGGGTGTCCACAGTTTGATCGTGTAGTTCCACCGATTGGACGCACCCACGATCAGGACCGCGCTGTTGACCTCACATAGGCCCTGCGTAACGATCTGCCCCCTGATGACCTGCTGGTCTGCCCACTGCATGGCCTCGCCGTAACGCTGCGTGGCGTTTGCCGCCGATTGCCAACCATTGCATACCACGGCATTCGCCTTGCCGTACATACCGCCGTGGAACAGTGGTTGCGAGTAGGACATTAGTGAAGCATCGGCGGATACGCCTTGATGAAATCGCCTTGAATGGTGGTGGGCAGGAAAGAAGTATTGAAATCCATTGTGCTTGGGTAGCGCTGATACCAGGCCACCTTTTCGCATTGCATAACTTGCTGTCCAGCGACGCTCACACCAGGCAACAGAATCGGCTGCCCGGTTGGGTTTGGGACCGGCATCTGCTCGACGTGATAGAACGAATCGAACACCCAGGTATGAACTAGCCGCCAGATCTCACGGTCCAGCGTCGCAGAGCAGCCCTTGTAGAGCATTGTTCCAATTGACGCATCCATAAACGCGACGCTGTTTCGCTTGTTAATAGCGTCAAAGAACGTCTGGAATGGCGGATCGACTGGCGTGGTGGTCGAGATCAGCGGCGTCCGGTCCCACTTGTACTCCAGCTGCCTAGTGATCTGCGGCAGTTCCTTAGCCCGTGGGTTGCCGTTCAAATCAATCTTGGTGCCGGCAATGTCGGCACTCGGTGGCCATGTAACAGTGCCATTCGCCGGCAGTGTTACACCGGTGCGATACTCGGCATATTGACGGCCACTGATGGCGATCGTGTGCTTAGCCCCGTAGCCCTGCTTCGCGGCGTCTACCGGGCTCATCGTCGAGTAGGTTGCCGTGACTCGCCAGGTGTAAGGAACCGACACCTCAGGAACCGCATTCACCGAACGGCACACAAGGTCAGCGATAAAGGTATTCATGGCCGCCGGCGGTGCGGTGTGAATCGCAGCTGCCGGTCTGGTCTGCACCATCGGCATCCCGGTCTGGGTCAGTACCAAGCCGTCGCCGGGGTATGCCTCGCCAACAGTCGCGGGTTCCCACCAGGCTAAATAGACGGCCGTGAGTGTCGTTTCATCGACGTTCTCAAAGTTCCACTGGCGCGACTCTTTGATCTCCAGCATTCCGTATGGCATTACTGCGCTCCCCCGCGTAATGATCTATCGATTGCCCGTAGATGCATGATCTGTTCCGCGCTGCCCTGTGCACTACCGCCGGCATCGTTCTGGTAGGCAAAGTTCTGCGCGTTCCCAAGTTCCCCGAGTTGCCCAGCAGCTGCGCCGGCAGTGGCAGCGCCACCGGCGAAGTCACCGGTTAGGAACTGTTCTACTGAAGCCAATCCAGTAGCCGCAGACTCCAGGAGCATATCGGTACTGGCTGACATATTGCCGCTGAAACGGGCCGTAGCACCCATACCGGCATTGACCCCGCCGGCGTTACGATCGATGCGCGCTGCTTCAGCGTTAGCGAGGTCGCCCTTAGCCTGGGATGCCTGAATTGATCCAGGCGTGACCGCTGCGCCGATCTTAATATCTGCTTTCATCCTCTCGGCGTTTGCCAAGTTGTTCGCACCCATCGCAGCGCCCGAATACTTGAGCGCCGCGCCATTCAATTCCGCCATCCGGCGCTCGACGCCTTGAAACACCTGCGAGATCCCTTGGAACGCCATCTGAGTCATCTGTAGCGTCGCGGTGATCCCGGCAGCAGCTGCGCCACTCCGGGCCGTCTTGTTCAGCTTGCCCAGTTCGGCGGTGGTCTTGGCGACGCCACGCGTGATACCACTGGTATCCATCTCCGCGTAGATCACCGATTTCATGCTCTTATCTGCCACGGTTTATGCCCTTCTTTCGCAACCACGGAACCAATTCAGAAGGCCGCTTGTGAGTCAATGCGGACGCAATGATGGTCAGCAGGTATTCACACCGTTCATCGGTGGTTAGTTCCTCCGCCAATCCTGCGTCCATTTGCATCCTCATTTCGGGGCTTGCGTTTCGGTAGAGCCGCTTCGTAGCGGCGTTGTAAAACGGGGACGGTTCACCTCGTCGATCAGCGCGCTTGCCACCTCGTGATCGAGCGCGCCAACGTCCGCACCAGGCGCGAACAACGGCGAGCCATCCGGAAGCGTGAACAAGCGCGTCCACCAGAACTGCATATCGCCGGCCAAGGAGATATCCGCCAGCGTTGCACGCCGGACCACCACCGGCCCAATGCCGACGATCTCCACCGTGCGCGGAGCCGATGAAATGACCTTTGACGGGTCGAGGCTCACTGCTGCTCCCAGCTCAATTCCCAGGTGCCGGCTCCGGTGCCGTCATCGCTGAACGATGCGGAAGTGACTTGGATGTTCCACGCTACCGGACTACCGGATACGTCCATGCTGTTCCAATACGCGAAGTTCCCCTGATCGGTGTACTTGAGTGTTAGGACGGCGTTGACGCTGTTTGCCAAGGAAGTCGGCATCAAGTGAGCCCGCAACAGGTCATCCGCAGTAGAAGTTTGACGGAACAACGTCAGCGATCCGGAAATCCGGGTGCGTCCGGGCGCGTACTTCTTGCGCCAGTCGCCGATCGCCGTCACCTCGAGCGAGTCCTTCTCGATGTTGAGCGTGAAGCTCTTGACCTGCATGGTGATACCGGTGGATGCCGTGAAGCCCGAGAAGAGGATGACGCCGCCGTAGCCTGAGATAAGAGCCATTAGTATGCCTTTGCAAGGATTGTCATTACGAGTGATACGACGCGCTCGGCGTCACTTTGTCCGTCATCTGGCGTTTCCGTCCGCGCCGAAGCGTTCACGGCCACTAGCACCAGCATGATGTCATCTACGGTGTTGTCTACGTTGCCGGTGAAGACCGACAGAAGATCGTCCACCACGTTCCACGCTTGCAGAGCGGTATCCGCCACGCAATCGGCGGTTACTTGCATCGTGTAGTGCGGGATGACTTGGCCAGGCATTGCCACCTCAAAATCCACCTGGGTGATCTCATAGACGATGCACGGCGTTGCGTTGCCGGCCCGGCGTAGTCCGGCTGATACGTCATAACCAGAAGAAACCATCGTGGTATAGAGCGTCTGTGCTGCAAGGCTAATGGACACTATTTACCCCCCAACAATTTCTTGGCTTCCACAAGCACTTCGCGAGCCATCGCGTCGGTAATTCGTCCGATGGCCGAGCGCGCCCAGTTGAGCGCCCGTCCACTGCCAGGTATGCGTCGCGCCCCACCGCGTGCCGCTCGGAAGCTTGGCGACGTAAAACGCCCTGCCGGATCGCGGTCCTGCGTCTTAGACCAGGTATTGCCGATGCCTGGTGACGGGTTTGCGGTGTTGGTGTACTTCTGTGAGCCGCGCCCACCGTGCCGGTATCCCTGCTCGAGCAGATGGAAAATACGCTGCCGGCCACGGGCGGTGGTGCCGCCCTTTTTGCCGTATCGCACACCAAGCTGCGCGATTAGTTTCGCTTGCGGACCAGCGCCGCCGCGCTTGATCACAATGCCCGTGGCGCTCGCCATTGCCTTCCGGTGGAGTTTCTTGCCGCGATAGGGTCCATTGCCGACTACGTTGCGAAGTTCCGCTACGAACGGACGTAGCGCCCTGCGGATGCCCGTGCGGCGCGCCTTCTCATTCAGTTCCGCGCTCAGCCGGCCAAGCGCCGCAGACACTGCCGAATTGTCGACAGCGAAATTGATCTGAGTTACGCCCTTGTTGACCACTTGTCGGCTCATTGCGTCACCTCCGTCGCAATCACGCGCAGACGCTTCTTGCGCCCACTGTCCGGATCGACCACGCTTGAGACGTTGTATGTAGTGCCGTCCAGGATCAGCCGGCTGCGCGCATTGATAATCGGGCTCCAGGCTGTTTCAATGTCCAGGTCAGTCCGGATTGACACGCCCAGATCGTCCACCACTTCCCGCTGTGTCGGCTTGATCATGCCGCGAATTGTGCCGACAGTCAGCCATGCTAAATCTGCCTGGCCAACGGCATCGACCGTCTGGGTAGACGTTTGCACCGTAAAGACTTCGCGCCAGAATCCGCAGCCGGCCATAGATCATCCGATCGATTGGTCTGAGTGCATCCGCCGTATGGTCTGGATGAACGGGTGCGGCTCGGGGGTCACGGCGTCATCGCCGCGCCACGGTTCAAGGCCACCGACCTGCAGCCGGATAGCCATCCACTCTTCCTCCGACATCTCAGCCGTGCCGCGATTCGTTGCAGCTTCCCACATGGAGATCGCTGCGCGCAACGAGGCAGCCAGGGCCGGATCGTCTTCACGGGTGCCCTTCTTGAGCCAGGCGCGCACGTCGTCCAAATTGGTAGGGATTACAGGCATGGCGCCTCGCTATTGCGGGGTGAGGTCGAAACCCCACCCCGCAACTGCTTGAGAGGATGATTAGGAAGCGGTGACTTGCAGCTGCACGATCGCCTTTGCGCGGGTGAACGCGGAGTTGGCGAACATGGTGCCCTGGAACTTGACCTGACCAGAGCCGGCAAGCGTCAGAGCATCGCGGTCGATGTTCATGCCGCCCCACTCGCGAGCGCAGAACGCATCGCGCACGTTGCCGCAGATCAGCATCGTGTTCACGCCGGAGGCTGCAACGAGCTTGTAAACAGGGGCAAACTCGGTCACATAGACGGGCAGACCCATGAGGGTGAATCCTGCGCCGGCTTGGCCAACGGCATCCGCTGACGGGATGAACAACGGCACGCTGTTGATCGTCAGACCAGCGATTGCTGCGTACACGTCTTGCGCCATCACCCACGCGCTGCTGTTCCAGTAGGAAGCAGGGAGAAGGCTGTAACGCATTGCCGTCATATTGGTAACCGTTACACCTGCAGTGATCGCAGTTGCACGTGTTGCACCACCAGCAGCAACAGCCTTAACAGTTGCAGCCGATGTAGTGGTGAACAATCCAACAGGCTGCTGAGTGGTTGCGCCGGTTGGTGAGCCAGTCGTACCCAGGCCTCCCACGTACCCGAATTCAAGATTGCGCGCAAACTGGCGCATCAGATTATCGACGATTTCTGCCTCGATATCGAAGTCACTTTGATACAGCGTTTGCTTTGTCACGCTTGTAAACGGCAAGCAAGCAGCCGGAGCAAGCGGGGCTTCGGCAAACGCCGGATTGATTTCCGTGCTTGCTTGGGTACCGAGATCACTAGGCGTCCACGCATTGGTAAACGAAGCAGTTTCGAGCGTGTTGTAGCGCACTGTCTGGTAGCCAGTGACGCCAGTGCGAAGTTCTGCGAGGTTGCGAACGACAGTCGCAGCATCGATGTACTTCATGATCATGTCTTCGTACAGCTTCGGAATCATCACCGAACTGCTGTCGGTTGACTTCAACGCCGCACGAACTTCCGGCTGACGGCCGCCGCGCATATAGCCCATCCACTGGTCGCGGTAATCGTTGGTGCTGCGGTACTCATCGCGCTGGTTGCGGCGGTCGGTGGTGCGCTGGATTGGGGTCGCAGCCTCGCGGATGCCATCAGCGGCAGCCATCGCGGCGTCGCGCGCCTCGAGGATCTCCTCGATCTGTGCGACGATCTCGGCGCGGTTCTCTACTTCAGTGCCTTCGACGTTCTGTGCGCGCAGTTCTGCGAGCTTTGCATTCATGGTGCGGATGTTCATTGGCTTGATTACCTTTGTGATGACTGGCGTTTCTTGTGATCTGACGAATGAAGTAGTGGCGTTGTAGGCACCCACTTCGACTAGTGAAATTTCTCTAAG